AATAGGCGTCAGCCCTTCAACCTTCAGCAATTACGAAAACTTCAGGGAGCCGATGCCGCCGCAGGAATTTAATAAAATAATGGCCATATTGAAGGAGGGATAGAGCTATGATGATTGAGTTTTGCGGGAACTGCAAGCTCGGAGAAGAGACCAAGGACATATATCCAGGAACATGCCCTTATTACAAGAAAGCATCGGGCAGGCACTGTGCAAACCACAGGCTACTCCCATACAGGCCCAATGACGGCCGCATGGTTTACATCGCCAGCCCGATGAGAGGAGACATAGAAGGGAACCTCAAAAAAGCTGCAGCATACTGCCAGGCAGCTGCAGAAAATAAGATTTTAGAGAGGAGATGTATCGCGTGAACAAAGCAATATTCACAGGACGCCTGGGCAGCGACCCAGAGCTCCACTACACAACCACCGGCATTCCGGTGTGTACTTTTAATCTGGCAGTGGACAGGCCCAAGCCAAAGGACGGAGGAGAAGGAGGAACTGACTGGCCAACCATAGTGGCCTGGAGACACAAGGCCGAATTTGCAGCCAAATATCTGACCAAAGGACGCAAGATCCTCGTCGTGGCCACAGTGAGAACCAGAGTAACAGAGGACAACAACGGCAAGAAACGCAAAATTACAGAGTTCTGGGCCGAGGAAATAGAGTTCTGTGACAGCAAACCACAAAACATCACGGCCGGAGCGGACATCCACCAGGACGACGGCAGCGATTATTATCCGGAGGATAACTTCACGCCTGTGGATAGCGATGAGGATTTACCATTTTAGAGAGGAGGGGGAAGTATGGCGATGAACAGCAAGGAGTCAATGGGCATAGCAGGCATGAGCTTTGCCTGCTTAAGCACAAGAGTATTAGAAATAGCTCTTCAAAAAGGGATAGAGGCAGGAACCAAGGCAGCAATGGAATACTTAATCGAGGAAAAGAAGGCGCAGAGGAAAGGGAGGTATGACCGACGACTGCGCAATACCCGATTACTGCTTAAGAACTACAGAATGCTGAAGCAACATGTCCAGGGTGCCGTGTTCAACGCCAAGCAGGCAAAGGAAAGCGCAATAGACATATTAGACGGTTTGGACGATTACAGCTTCGACGACAACCTATACATCGAAAGCATAAAGAGGAGCCAGCAGAGGACCTTTATCATACTGCAACACATCGACGAGATGCTGAAGTATTACAGAATAGCCTGCGAGCAATCAGGCAGGGAGGACGAAATGAGGTGTTACAGGATCATCATGAAGACCTACATAAACGAGGAGAGAAAAACAGCCGAGCAAATCGCCGAGGAAGAAAACATAGAAAGGCGCACAGTTTACAAGAATATCAACGCAGCAATAAAGCCTCTCTCTGCCTTGATTTTTGGCATTGACAGCCTGAAACTTTACTGAAAAGCATGGTGCAAGAACCATGCCAGCACGGGGCACAAATTGGGCACTGTGGCGGCACTTTAACTTATAGTAAAATGGTAAGCGCGAAGGAGTGAAATTATGGCAAAGAAAAAGCCAACAAATACCTTCACCGAGATTGACTACTCAACCGAGGCAACACCGAGAGCAGTAACACCGGACGGCATTCCGGTTTTCTGTGCTCATGATGATATTATTCCGATTGAGAAGGCAATCCCGAACCCCAAGAACCCGAACCAGCACAGCCAAGCTCAAATAGAGCTGCTGGGGAACATCATCAAAGCAAACGGATGGAGAGCGGCGGTCACCATTTCAAAGAGGAGCGGCTTCATTGTCAAAGGACATGGCCGACGTCTGGCGGCGCTTTATATCAAGAGCGGATATATCCCTGTAGATTACCAGGACTACGCAAGCGAAGCCGAAGAATGGGCGGACCTTATAGCAGACAACAGACTGGCCGAGCTCTCAACCCTTGATACAGGTATGCTGATCGACTTAATCAATGAGATGGACACCGGAGAGGTGCCAGTGGAAATGACCGGTTACACCGAGGAAGACCTGGCGGCCATCATAGCAGCTCTGGAAGGAGCAGACGACACAGTAGATGACAAGGTCGATGATGTACCGGAGACGCAAAACATACCAATGACCAAGGCCGGAGACATCTGGTTCCTTGGACCTCATAAATTGTTATGCGGCAGCGCAACTGACAGAGAGGCCATCGAGAAACTGATGGCCGGAGAAAAGGGCCAGATGGTCAATACTGACCCGCCATACGGAGTGAGCTATGAGACCCAAAGCGGCAAGTTCGACATGATCAAGAACGATGATCTTACCGGTGACGATTTAATGGCTGACCTTTTGATACCGGCATTCAAGAATTACGTGGAGTTCACTGATCCGGACGCAGCCTTTTATATCTGGCATACCAGCAGCACCAGGCGAGACTTTGAGGACGCCATGACAGCTGCAGGCCTCATAGAGAAGCAGTACATCATCTGGGTAAAGAATGCACCGGTCCTGGGTCATGCAGACTACCAATGGGCACATGAACCGTGTTTCTATGCAGAGAAAGCAGGCCAGAGCGCCCACTTCTACGGAGACAGATCGCAAAGGACCACCTGGAAAGTAGTCCTCCGGGATAGCAACCACATGGCAACAGTTCTCACAGGAGGTGTCGTATTGACCGATGGAGCAGGAGGAAAGGTATTCCTCAATGATAAGCCACCAAAGGGCAAGAAGATCAGGTATATACGCTTAAGCGAAGGCAAGAGCGTCTGCCTGTATCCGGAGAGCAAAGCCTCCACAGTCTGGGAAGTAGCCAGAGAAACCGGTACAGAGCACCCGACACAAAAGCCGGTAGAACTTGCAATCAGAGCCATAGACAACAGCAGTAAACCAGGAGACCTTGTGCTTGACTTCTTCGGAGGTAACGGCAGCACCCTGATCGGGGCCGAAATGACTGGCAGGCGATGCAACATGGTAGAACTGGACCCAAGATACTGCGATGTAATCATCAACCGGTATGTGCGCTTCACAGGAAATATCGGAGTGACCTGCCTGCGAAACGGCCAGGAGCTGACATACATGCAGCTGAAGCAGGAAAACGACAAGCTCAATGGCCTTGCGGGGGGGGGTACAGAATATTGATATTTAAAGCAAGGTGCGCATTCACCCGATTAATCCGCACAATAAACAAAATATTCAGGAGATAACGGCAGGTCGCAACAAGGACCTGCCTTTTAATATTCAGGAAAGGAGGTAGCAGCATGGGGAAACGCAAAGAGAACATCTATCCTTGGGAGCGGATCCCAGGGGAAACACCCAGGGAATATCAAAAGTTCTGTGCATACCGGGACATGAACACGGCGGACAGACCAATCCGGACGCGCAGCCTTCCGAAGCTGGCCAAGGAAATAGGCTTCTCCCTGGACCACTTAAAGAAGTTAAGCGCGAAAAACAACTGGGTAGAGCGAGCGGCCGCATATGACGCCTACCTGGAAGAGCTGGCCAGAGAGCAGAACGAGGCAGAGATCCTCAAAATGCGAAAGAACCATGCACTGCTGGCCTCTCAAATGATCACCAAGGCAGCCAAGAGGCTGCTGACCATGCCGGAAGAGGAAATAACCGCAGCCGACCTCGTGCGCCTGGTCGATGTCGGAGTGAAAATCGAAAGATTGAGCCGCGGCGAATCCACCGAAAACAGACAGATAAGCGGAGAAGCAAAGGTCATTCACCAGGGAGAAGTCACGGTTAAAAATCAGATGAACCTGGATCTTTCCCGCTTAACTGACGAGGAGCTGTCGGAGCTTGAACAGCTACTGGAAAAACTACATTCAGAGCCCGATGTTTGATGTTAACGCTCTGCGGGAAGCGATCCTGAAGGAAAAGGCGGAGCGCAACCTTTCAGAGTTCATCAAACAAGCGTGGCATGTTATCGAACCAGGCACACCGTATGTAGAGAACTGGCACATCGATTTAATAAGCGAGTATCTCCAGGCGGTGGATAACAGCGAGATATTGAGGCTTATAATCAACATCCCGCCACGGCACATGAAGTCCATACAAACAACAGTGTGCTACCCGGCCTGGTCATGGATCAAGAAACCGACAAAGCGCTTCATAAAGGTTTCGTACAGTGACAGCTTATCCAGGAAGCACAACGTACTCTGCAGAGATATCATCAGGAGCCCATGGTACCAGAAAAACTGGGGAGACCGGTTCAAAATCAAGGACGACGTCGACAGGCAGGACGAGTTCAAGAACGACCACCACGGAATGATGTTCTCGACCAGCGTCGGCGGCCGATTAACCGGTGAAGGTGGAGATGTAATCATCGTGGACGACCCGCAGAACCCTCTCATGGCAAACAGCGCTACAGAGAGAGAAGCGTCAATAGCTTTCTTTAAGAACACGCTGCAGACCCGTCTGAATGACCCGAAAAAAGGCGCAATAATCGTAATCATGCAGAGGCTGCACGAGAACGACCTGACCGGTTACATCCTTTCAGAGCAGCTGGGATACGAGCATGTATGTCTGCCGGCAGAGGCTCCGGAGCGGACAGTTATTCATTTCCCGATAAGCGGCCGGGAGATCATCCGGGAGGAAGGAGACCTTCTCAATCCAGGACGATTTGACAAAGAGGCCCTGGAAGGCCTCAAAAAGTCCATGGGAAGCGCTCAATACGCCGGCCAATTCCAGCAGACACCGGCGCCGGCTGAAGGTCTTATCTTCAAAAGAGAATGGCTGGGGAATTTCTTCAAAACCGCACCACACCAGAACATGCTCATTCAATCCTGGGATATGCCGTTCACTAAAAGCGAAGGCAGCGCCAAATGTGCAGGCATTGTCATGGGAAGGAATGGCTCCAACATTTACATCCATGACCTGGTGAACGACAAAATGAGCTTCACAGAGAGCGTGGCTGCAGTTCGCACACTTACAGGCAAGTGGCCAAAAGCCAGAGCGAAGGTTATAGAAAACAAAGCAAATGGCCCGGCCATCGTTGACCTTCTGAAAAAAGAGATCCCAGGCATGGTGGAGTTTAACCCGAAGGGCAGTAAGGAAGAGCGTGCAATCAGTGTAACACCTTACTTTGAAGCGGGAAATATCTGGTTCCCAGATCCAGAAACGCACCCATGGGTACACGACTTAATCAATGACCTTTTGATATTTCCAAAAGGGCAATACAAGGATACAGTAGACGCCCTGGTACAAGGTATTTTATATCTCATGGATAAACCGTCCATGACAGGTCCGCCAAAGGATACTACCCTCACAAAGAGCAGCTACTGGCGACGATAAAGAAAAGCACCGTGCAAGCACAGTGCAAGTATGGTGCTTGAATGATACCAATGCCAACCCAGCACAGGGAGAGCACAACAAAAGGTGAGGTAACCTCAAAAACAGCGTCGAATGATAAAAATCGACACAAAAATGACGAGCTTACAAAAGCGTTCAAAACGCTTATTTTTTATTCGCTTCAACCGTTCCAAACCCAGCAATAATGCGGCTTTGCAAAAAGCACAGTGCAAGCACCATACAAGTACAGTAAAAGCACAGAACAAGCCCTGCTGGTACCCTTTTACCTATTACCTATTACCTATTACCTTTTACCTATTACCTATCACTATATAGTGCGACGGGTAGGATGGGAAAGGAGGGATAAATAAATCAAAGAGAGGAGAGATCCATCATGGACGCTAAAGGCTGTCAATTAAGAGCTCGCTTCCTTCAGGAAGCCGAGGAGAAAGGACCTACAGCACAAATGCTGATAGTAGCTGTCAAGCTGCCGACCGGAGCCGTCGAGCTTATCACAAACACGGCCCTGCTGCACACGAAGATAGACTACTACAAGAACGCATACAACGAGGAGTTCAAGCTCAAAGGAAATACCAACGTGCAGATAGTAGGCTTCATGTTTGTGTAATTTAATACTTGACTTTATGAGTTCCAAGAATTATAATTAATTTAAGGTACTCAAAAAGTGAGGTGATGAAATGAGTCCGCGCACTGGAAGACCCAAAGCGGAACGCCCTAAATCAAAGGATATAAAAGTTAGAGTAGATGAAGAAATGCTTCAAAGGCTCGACAAATATTGTAATGAAAAATCAGTTACAAGAGCAGAGGCGATTCGAAAAGGGATAGATTTTCTATTAAACAAAAAATAAAGGAGTTTGTTGCCAACGACCAAGACGACAAACAAACTCCTCACACCAACCCCGAAGGATTGATAAAAATATCATATCACGCCTTCGCGGGAAAATCAAGGAGGATGAGATATGATAATTGATTTTCAAACTGCACAAACGAGTAAGAAGGCAGAAAAGAAGCTGCGCTACATAATTACAATTGATGAGCAGGAAACACCACTTTATACAAGTAAAGAGCTAAAAAAAGGAGTCATAACCGTAATGATTACTGCCAGAACACCAGAAGAAGCAGATATTCTGCGTAAACAGAGCACAGCTATATTAAGGACGGTGATGGCATGAGCAGGAAAATAGATCTGACCGGGCAGAAGTTCGGGAAGTTAACAGTTATAGAATATGCAGGTTCCGATAAAAATGGACACGCAAAATGGCATTGCAAATGTGATTGTGGCAGAGAAAAAATAGTTATTGGAACAAATTTGATAAGAGGATTAACGACGAGCTGTGGATGTTATCATAAAGAAAAAGTGAAATCCAACAATCATAAAATCGACATTAGCGGTAAAAGGTTTGGAAGACTTGTAGCAATAAAGCCTGTGCAGAATAACAAAAACGGAGATGCCAGATGGAAATGCAAATGCGACTGCGGAAACGAAGCAATCGTAAAGTACCAGCATTTAAAAAACGGCGAAATAAAAAGCTGTGGGTGCTGGAAGCTTGCGCCGAAGAAGCACGGAATGACATGCAAAGGAAACATACCAAGGATTTATGGGATTTGGGAAGGTATGAAACAAAGGTGCAACAACCCTAATAGACACAACTATGATAATTACGGAGGACGTGGTATCAAGGTCTGCGATGAATGGAAGAATGACTTTCAAGCCTTCTACGATTGGGCAATGGCCAACGGATACCATGATGATCTTACTATCGACCGCATAGATAATGATGGCAATTATGAACCTAACAATTGTCAATGGATTACTTTAGAGGAGAATGCACGTAAAAGATTTGAATAACGAATTCATAAGGACTTATCATGAGAGAAAGGAGGTAAGAATTTGAATAATTATAAAGAAATCGGAAAGATCGGTATAAATAGATGGGGAGGACAAATTTATGAGGAGTTCCTGAAGGAGCTCCAGGGAAGGAAAGGCGTCGAGGTTTACAAGGAGATGAGCGAAAACGACGATGTGATCGGAGCAATTCTCTATGCAATCGAGATGCTGATCAGGCAAGCGTCCTGGACGGTTCAACCAGGAGGACCAACAGCAAAGGACGAGGAGGCCGCAGAGTTCATATACCAGTGTATGGACGACATGCAGGACACCTGGACCGACACGATATCGGAAATCCTTTCATTTCTGACATACGGATGGAGCGCTCACGAAATCGTTTATAAGCGCCGCGCCGGCAAGAGCAAGGTTCCTCGATTAAACAGCAAATACAGCGACGGCCTCATAGGATGGCGCAAGCTGCCAATCAGAGCGCAGGAGACCCTCTGGGAATGGGTATATGACGATGAGGACAATCTCCTGGGAATGATCCAAATGCCGCCGCCAAAGTATGAGCTCATCACGATACCGATTGAAAAGTTGCTGATATTCAGGACCAAGAGCAGAAAAGGCAGCCCGGAAGGAAAGAGTATTCTCCGCAACGCATACCGCAGCTGGTACTTCAAGCGCAGGATCCAGGAGATAGAGGGAATAGGTATCGAAAGAGACCTGGCCGGTTTTCCGACATTGACAGCTCCGGAGGGAATGAACATCTGGGATGAAGACGACCCAGAAATGGTAGCTGTCAGACTGGCCGCAGACCGAATCGTCCAGAGTATCAGACGAGACAGCCTCGAAGGTTTGACATTGCCGGCCGGATGGAAGCTGGAGTTATTAAGCACTGGAGGACGCCGGCAATTTGATACCAATGCAATCATCGAGCGATACGACACCAGGATAGCAATGACCGTCCTGGCCGATTTCGTTTTATTAGGCCACCAGAAGGTGGGCAGCTTTGCATTATCCAGTGACAAGACGGAACTTTTTGCAATGGCCGTCGGTGCATACCTGGACATCATTTGCGAGACCTTCAACAACAAGGCAATCCCGGCACTGATTGATTTAAACGCTCAACACTTCGCCGGCATTACCGATTATCCGAAGCTGGGCCACGGAGACATCGAGAGCGCAGACATTCAGGCTCTGGCAACTTACATCAAGGATATGACCGGCGTCGGCGTACTGGTACCGGACGACCATCTCGAAGATTACGTGAGAGAAGTGGCCGGTCTGCCGGAAAGGCTGGATGATGGGACCAACCCCAGGCAGCCAAAACCGGCAAGGGACAGAAATTCTGACGTGAAGCCTGGCAAAGAGGCAGACAGTGACGACCTTGTAGATTTGGAGGACGACGATGAAGCTGTAAAGAAGGCCATGGAGCGACTGGGGAGGTATGATTGATGTTCAGGATCCGGAAGTCAATTCACCTGCACCCGATACACAAGGCAAAGAGGAAGAGCAAAGCAGCACAAGAGGTCCTCGACAAATTAAACGCATTCCTGGACGCAACAGAACCGGAGCCGGTATATTTCCTCACCAGGCTATGGAACGACCAGCAGCAGGCAATAACATACAAGGAGCTGCGAGAGGCAATCCTCAACGGATACATCGATGAGAAGACCATCCAGGCCTGGCAGAACGATTACGCAAACTTTGTAAATGAGCACCTGAAACCCCTATGGATTGAGGCCATGCAGGCAGCAAATGCAGACTTGATGGCAGCGCATCCGGATTATTTCTTTGACCCCATGAGCCAGGGTGTCCTCAAATGGACCAACGAACACGGTGCCCAATGGGTAACGGTAATAGCGGAGGAACAGAAGGAAGCAATATCGGCCATGCTGCAGCATGCATACAGCGGAGCATTCACCGTTGACGAGCTGGCCAGAACGATCCGAGCGACAATAGGCCTGAATAAGGTCCAGGTCAAGGCCAACCTGAACTATTATCAGCATGTGAAGAAAACTCTCCTGGAAAATAACCCAGGCATGAAGGAATCAACGGCCCAGAAAAAAGCCCAGGAAGCAGCGGCGAAATACGCGGCCAAGCAGCACAGGCAAAGAGCATTCACCATAGCCACAACAGAAATGGCATTCGCTTATAACAAGGGAGCTGACGAGGGCATAAAGCAGGCCCAGGAACAGAACCTTATAGGCAAGGTGGTGAAGGTTTGGAGCACGGCCGCAGACGAAGGCGTATGCTCTATATGCGGAGCATTGGACGGCGTCGAAGTGGAAATGGGCGCTGATTTTGATTTCAAAGGCAACGAGCTATACAGCGGCCAGAAGAAAACCCCGCCGGCGCACCCACGCTGCAGATGCGCGCTGCTTTACGTGGAGAAGGAACCGCCGAAATACAAGACGGTACCGGAGCAGGAAGTGATCCAGGACTGGAGCCCGGAAGATCAGATACCAACGCCCGAACCTCCGGACCCGGCAAAGCCCGTAATACCACCGTCAGAGAAAATGCCACCAGGCATGAAATACAAAGGCAAGGCAAACCTCGGAGGAACCGGGGAAATGCATTCATACATCGACGAGACCGGCCAGGAGTGGTTATTCAAACCGGCACAAAGTAAATCCGGAAAACCGGAAGCCTTCAGAGCATATGTCCAGGAAGCCGGTTATAAGGTCCAGGCGATAATAGATCCGGACACAGCGGTACCGGTAGGAACAGGAGAGCTGGGCGGGAAGTTTGGAGCTTTCCAGAAGCGAATAAACACCATAGGCGACAAGATAGACCTGAAGCACTGGCAATACACCAGCGACCAGCTGCCGCCAGGAACGGCCGCACAGCTGCAGAGGGAACATGTAACTGACTGGCTGCTGGCCAACTTCGACAGCCACGGCGGCAATTTCGTAATGGACGACGCAGGAAGGCTCATAGGAACAGACAAAGAGCAGGCCTTCAGGTACATCAAGGAAATAGGCGCCCAGCAGATGAGCTACACATATCACCCGAACGCAACCTACGGAGAAACAGAGCCGATTTATAATACCTTATTCCGGAGGTTTGCAAAGGGAGAGATTGACCTGGATCTGCAGGACACCTTGACCTACATCAAGAGAGTGGAGGCAATCCCGGACGACCAGTACCGTGAGATATTCAGGAACTATGCTGAAGCGCTTCACGGGAAAGGTAAAAAAGCAGAGGAGCTGCTGGACCTGATCGTCGAAAGAAAAAACCGGTTAAGAGAAGAATATCGCCAGTTTTACAGCGACATTCTCACCGAGCGAACCGGCAAAAAACAAGTGTTCGTCTGGGCAGATGAGGCAGCAGAGCATATGAAACAGCCATTGACAGTAGTAACACACAGCCCGGAAACCCTGCAAAAGATGAACATGGCAGAGCTTAAGCAGCTGGCCAAGCAAAAGCAGATCCCATACTATAACAACATGAACAAGACCCAGCTGGTAACAGCCATATCGGACCCAGTAAAGGCGCCGGAAATGAGCGCCCAGGTAAGAAACAGACTGCTGGCCAATGAAGCAGCAAGGAAAGCTGCAGCAAGGACGCCGACACCACAGAAGGCCAAAGAGATCATATCTGCAGATGAAATATTCAAAGATGCGTCAATTATTCCGGAGAAAAAACTGGGCGTTCCAGTCAGAAGCGATAAGGGCAGCGTTGAAGGCCTCAATTTAACGGCCAGAAGGATGCGCATATTAGACGATGCAAGCGGCATGGAATATGAGGTCTATGAAATATCCGGCAAGCTGACAAGGGAAGCATGGTCCAAAACATGGGATAAGATGAAGCCTATAGGAACCATAGGAGAGCTTGAATTTGAGCTTGCAGATGATGCCAAGAAGCTCTTTGCTTCCAAGGCGGACCTTGGAGCTTCCATACGGACCATAAAGGTAACCGACGGAGAAACCACATTCGAGCTTTACATTGATGGCCAAACAAGAAGGTATAACGGATGGCGTGGTTTTTTCAGATTGAGAACTCCGGTAACCTCAAACGGAGCTGCGGACGCTGCAAATATGAGAAACATGCTGCAGAAGCTGGAGCTTGATGATCTTTTATTGAATCCGGACAGCGAAGCAGAAAGAGTATTCAAAATGAGCCGGCTTGTATGGCAACACGCTCCACATCGTATCCAGGAATTAGACGGTTTGACGCCAGAGCAAATACCGGTTAAACTGGATATGATATTAAGGCAAGAAGGAATAGACCCGAAGCATATAAATAACATGAAGCTGGTAAAAGTCTTTGACGGATATTCAACATACGTCGAAGAGGGCATCGTGGAGGCATACAAGAAGGAAGGCTTGAAATACGTCTGGACAGGAGTTCCGGATGGAGACGATATCGTAAAGATTATTCAGAGTCCAGGCCTGATGTCAAATAACAACCGTTTCAGAGCAGGAATGAGGCGCACAGGAGCAAGCCCGGTAGAAGACTTCAGGACCGGAGGCAGCGATAATGTTTTTACCAGGTTAGGCGTCAAGAGCAAAAGCAACCCAAGGTTTGACGACTGCTACCGCGGGAACCGGTACCGCATTCTCATTGACCCAAAAGTCATGGAGAGGACAGACTGGTACGCATACGAGGGAGACTCCTTCGGAAGATCGGATCCGTCGGCACTGGCCGGCAGGCTTTCGCCGGTGGAATTTATTCAGAGAATGGCCACAAGCTACCGGTACGGGAACGAAATCATGTTCAGGCACGGAATAGCGAAGGAGACCTTCATCGGAATATCATGCCAGAGCAACGCCCTCCGCGCGGAGCTCCTGGAGAAGTTCAAACAGGCGCACATTACCAAGGTAAACGGGATACCGATAGAAGATTTTGTAAAGGTGGGATCTACGATATGATAGACCAAAGAGCTGTATACGTCTTCAAGCCACCGGGAGAAAAAGATTTCACTGGGATAGCGCTTGATGTTCACATTCACAAAGAGGCCCTCCGGTTCTTTGACACCAACAGAGGACACGAGCTGCCGGGCAAGGTAACCCAGGAGACCGACAATGGATTTACTTTCACATCAACAGGAATCATCCAGGGAGAATGGCAGTTCAAAGTTCTGGGAATTGGAGAGTTTAAGCGGAAATATTTCAAGCTGGTCGAAGGCGGGCAAGTGCTGGCGGCCAAGCTACAAACCACAGAGGACCTCCACCAATGGTATCGGAGGGAGTTCAAGATTTAAATTGTTTTACTAAAACATGGCAAGGGGAGGATAAAATTGAGTATTAATACGGCTATTATTGTGTTTAAAATATTTGTGTTAACAATACTAGGAATTGTTATATACGCATGGTTTTCCCCTAACAACACTATTTATAAGAACGATGATTGGAGGACAAAAACAGGAAGGGAGTGATATTATCGTACAAACATATGGCGAACATGGTTTCAGGGTAATAGATAAGTTTTCTTTAGGCACAAATTGTAATAAGGATTATGAGCATGAGGGTTTCGGTGTGGACATAACCACATTATTGAAAATTATGGATGAGGGAGAATTTTAATATTTTTTCCCTTAAATCCACACTGAATGTTAAATACCCGATTTAAGACGGGGAAAAGGACCTCGTCTTTTTGCTTTGAAAGGAGGTAGATAACGATGGCCAAGTTCAGCGACCTGGTGAACATCAAGAAGGACCAACCGAAACCGGCAAAATCAACTTCAGGCGTAATAAAAGGTCGCTTCAAGATCCAGAAATCAGACGACGACAAAATGCTGGCGTTTG